CATAAGCGACCGATGTATATAAGTTGTAGACTCCACCGGAAGAAGGAAGAACCGCAGGAAGCCACGAAACTGAATCAACTGATAATATAGCTCCGTTTGCAGTTCCTCCGTCGTCGTCTCCCTCGCTCACTGCCATCAGCACACCCCTTTCTCTCGCCCACACCAACGACCTTAATTTGTTGTAAGTGTATGCAACTGACCCTCCTGTAGTGCCCGCTTCCGAAATAACAAAACCAGTATCCGTATTAATTGCTTTGTAGCTTCCGTTGCTGGTTTTCATATAACATCTCATAGTAACAGACTCGTTTGCATCTGAAACGAGGGCAACATTCAAAGATTTTGAAGCGTAGGTGGTCGTTGAATTAGTCCATTCTTTGATTAGAGTTTCGGGTTTTGATCCAAATTGGACCATAAATTTGATGCTCGCGACCACACCCGAATATTCGCTTTTTAGCTTGCAGAAAACTCTATCAATTCTATAATAGTGACCATTATCAAGAGCAGGGACAGTAAACGACGGACCCCCGCCTGTACTCCAATCTGTTGTTTTCGCTGAGTAAACATACCCATCCGGTGTCTGTATAGTTTCCGTTGAAATGTCGCCTTCTGCTGGGGTCACAGTTTGAGTGGCCACAGGGACATCTCTAAGAGTCCATGTATCTCCAAGACCTGAAGGAGAGGTCATTATTTGTGAAAAAGTTCCCGAAAGTGGAGCATCGGCACATGCCACAAACAGTCCTAGGGTATCAGCCCATACTATCGAAGTCAGGGAAAGGGCAGGACAGTTTTGAGCAGTATAGCTCGCCCCGAAATCATCCGAGGTCATAACTCTCTGAGTTGTAGATCCACTGTAAGCGACTACGGCAATTCTTCCAAGTTCCGGGGAGTAAGCCGCACTCAGCCAATTGTTGTATTCGATAGGAGTCTCCACTTCATGCCATGTTTCACACATGTCATCCGAGTACATAGACCGAGGCTGACCTGGATTGCCCGACGTTGCATAAATTATAACTCTGCCTGTAGCTACTGTTTCGTTCGGAGGGATCCATAAAACATACCTCCACTCGTTGTTATTTTCAGGTGTGGTTTTTGCTGTCCAAGTGTCTCCATTATCGCTGGAGATCATTACCTTATTTGAAGTTCCTGCTATCGAACAGGCAACCCACAAACTCCATTCAGGACACCACTCTAACCCGTTCAAACCAGTGCCAAATGAGTTCGTGCCGGCGGGCAGTCTCCAAGTATCCCCGTCACTTAGAATCACTTTTGTGGTTGCCCCGGTTCTTGATACTGCACAAAAAGTTTGCGTCTCTTTTGCGTATCGTACACACCTGTAATCATTATCTTCGGGAGTTGTTTGCAGGGTCCATGTAGGGATCTGGTTAGGAGTCCAGTCCTCAAAACTTGCATTCCTGATTAGATTCCCTGTATAACAATCGTCCGAGGAAAACTGCATTGAATTATAAATGTACCGACTTCTCATTCTCTGGACGACACTCTCATAATATGGCTTGTCCATGACAAGTAAAAATGAGTACGGGTGATAATTACGAGGGATAATTGTACCTAACCTTAAATCTGTGCTGTACTCTCCTTTAGTCCCTGAAGCCTGCCATTTAGAAAAATCCCCGCCTAGCTCAATTGTGATTCTTCCAGGCTGAGTAAAAGCTGCTATAGCCTCGTGCATTTCGGAGAGAGACTGAGCACCACAATCCATTGTTAATTCGCAACCTTCCAGATCAAAGTCCGTTAAAGCCCATCCTACCGCCCCAGGGCATTTATCCTGACCTAGACTGTTAGACACACTTATCTTTTTTTGACCCCAATTAAACGGTTTATGATTCACATACGCGGTCCTGCCCGAAATGTAGTAGCTATCGTCTATTTCTCTCTGATATTGAATTATGACAGGATCTAATACCGGCTCGGTTCCTGGGTCTAGCCCTGGATCTGGAATAGGGTCTGACCCGCTTCCCGAATCATCAGTATCTGTGCTGTCTCCTGGTAATGTTTCGGTTATCGGACTGATAGCTTCAGAAACCGGAGTAACCTGATAATAGTTACCTGCTGCATTGTTTGAGATATAATTCGTTTCAGCAATTACACTCATTTTAGAGGGCACGACGTTCCAAATACCGTATCCGCCGCCCCCCTGTGTAATGGTGGATGTGACATTATTATTTTTGATTGTGCAGGTTACGCCTGCTGCGGTTGCGTCTACTATTTTTATTCCGGCATGATAGTTCCCATTAATAGTATTATTCTCAATTTTTAGCCCATTGCCCCATTTATGAACCGCAATTCCGGCTCTTCTGGTAACTCCTGTGTTTCCCCATCCACAACCTGTAATCAAATTGTTATATATATGAACATTCTGTGTGATGGTCCCGCTTGAACTGCTTGAATCCATCAGGCAGATGCCGCCTATACCACTGCTCCGAATTGTGTTATTATAAATAGAAATATCTTTTGTGAGTAAGGGCATATTATATGAATCGGGCTCATTTCCTACCTGAATTGCATTGTCACCCCCGTCCGGTGCGCTTGTGGGACCGTCAGGTGTTCCAAAAATCGCGCGCACCATCCAGGGTACTATTGTATTATCTCGAATTTTGATAGACTGACAGTTATCCAGCCGGACCCCCGCATTCGTGATATATTTTATATCATTGCTATAGATGTCCCCTCCGACAACATCGATAAAAAATACACATGAATGCATTAAATTGTATTGCGTATTATTGTGAATTCTCACATTTTTAGCATGGACTATACGGCATCCATCGCCCATACTGTCCTTGAAATCCATGTCGTGAATGTGAATGTCTTCAACCGGAACTGAAGCGGTTCCTTGAAAATGAATACAGTTATAATATCCCTTCCCATGTATTCGTTCAGGATCTCCCACTCCGTCATGGTATAGATTAGCCTCATTCCCGTTAATTTTGAATCCTGAGATTTCAACCCCGGCAATATACGAGCCACTGCCATTAATCTGAGCAATAATAGGCGTCATTGAAGCCCACATGCAGGAATCATCGAGTTTAATTTCTGCTGTAGCATCTCCGGTAAAAACAGTGTAACTTCCTATCAGAAGTTTATTTGAGATTATATACGTGTATGGCCCTCTCAAATATACAGTATTGCCAGGATTGGCCGCCGCCCATGCGAGTGCCTGATTGATTTCTACCTGATCATCCACCCCGTCGCAAACATAAGTGGAGTCGACTGCACTCCATCCGATATATCGAGTTTCTGCCATTTAGACCCCTGCTTTCTTTAATTTTAATTTCGACGTTGACGTTCCGTTATTGTTTACGGTGTTTATTTTTACATTGTTGTTATAGACTGCATTGTTAGCGGCTCTTGTAGCCTTTTCTGAATCTGTCATTTGTGTAGCTTTTGCGAGATTTGAACTCGATCCAGAACCACCGGAGGATTTGCTCGACATCAGAGATTTAGCGTCATCCACGTACTTCGCAACTTTACTATACATGTCCTTAGCAGCCGTTATAAGCCCCTCGAAAGCTGAACTAACGCTCCCTATTTTTGAAAGCAAAGACTCAAATGAGATATTATTAATTGAAGAAATTGTGGTTTTTACGAGTGGGATATTTTTGATTGAATCTAAAAATTTAGAAGCGTATCCCATAATGGAAGTTTTCAAGCCTTCATATGAAACACTGTTAAGAGTTTCCATTATGAATTTTATGAACGGGATAGAACTTACAGAAGTTGTAAATGAGTCTACGTATCCTTGAATTGAAGTTTTTAATCCATCATATGAGATACTGTTCAGGGTTTCCAGTGTGGATTTCACGGATGGAATGTTAGTTACCGAATTCGTGAATGAATCCATGTATCCCTGAACTGAGGTTTTGAGTGAATCATATGAAATTGAATTTAAAGTTTCTAAAGTAGCTTTTACTGAAGGGATATTCGAGATAGAATTGGTAAACGAGTCCACGTACCCGCTAACAGAGGTTTTTAATCCATCATATGAGATACTATTCAATGTCTCCAAAGTGGATTTCACGGACGGGATGTTTGAGATCGAATTGGTAAACGAGTCCACGTACCCGCTAACAGAGGTTTTTAATCCCTCGTATGAAATACTATTCAATGTCTCCAAAGTAGCTTTTACTGAAGGGATGTTTGAGATCGAATCAACGAAGGAATCCGCATAACCTTTAACAGATGTTTTCAAACTCTCGTAAGATACTCCGTTGAGGGTTTCCATAGTGGATTTTACAATTGGAATATCCGTAATCGAATTTGCAATGTTTTCTTTGAGATTTCCAAATGTTGTTTTGATCCCATCGAGTGATATGGAATCCAGGCTTCCTACTTTTTCCTTGAGTAATTCTATGTTCTTAAAAATATTTGTAAAATCAAATGAAGCGGATTGAACGTTTTCAGTTCCAGGGATACGATCATTGAAATTATCCCCGCTCATGAGAGCAGTTAAAAAGCTTGGTTTTTTGAGTTTTTCATACGACTCATTCAATCTCTGCATTATGCTTTTTTGGTTGATTCTTCTTTCATATTCTTTATAGTCCTCTGAATCTTTTGGCAGTCCACTATTGCCAATCCCTTTTGGAATAGTACCCGTTTGTTCAGGCGTGAGCTTGTTTTCTCTTGCAATAATAGCATTCTTTTCAAACCCTGACAACCCTTTTGTAGGACGTGTTTTATCCGGCAGGTCTATAGGCTTATCCCATTCACCTGATTCAATTCTTTTTATTTGTTCCGCAGTAAAACCTGGGTACTTGGTTAAATCTACAGAAGTATAATCAGGATGTGTTTTTGCCCACTGAGCTTTTGTGTATTCTGGACTGTTGATGTATTCTTCATCTTTTGCGTTTTGGTCTTGTCCCTCTGCTCCTACTTTGATCTTTCTTCCTGATCCACTTGACCTTGGAACGTCAGTGTTTGTCTGAATAGTCCCACCTTCAGCAGTTTTAAGGGACATGCTAGGCATTTCAGAAAGAATTTTACTTATGCCGTCAACAGTTTGATATATCAATTGCCCATGTTCATTTAATTTTATAAACCCGCCATCTGCAAGTTCTATTCCGCTATTAAAGTCATCTATTCCATAGTTTTGAGAAACTACAGAAGAGATATCCGTATCTTCCATTTTAAACGCAAAAGACGCAGCTACTCCGTTATTAGAGGCTATCAGAGCATCATTTGAAGAAATTATCTCCCCATTCGCACCGACTACGTTATCTGCATACTCAGACGCATTTTCAATCATCGAAGCATAGGTTTGACCCGTTGCTTCGTCTACCATCTGGTATGATTTTATAGTACCATCATGTGCGCTTTTGATTTGACCCTGGACATTCTTTGAGGATTCTATCTGCCTGGCTTCCTCTGCTCTGATAGCTTCTGCTGATTCATGAGTAGAATCTTTTACCTTCCCTAGATACGTCGCAAGCCTGTCATACGCACCAATTACGGTATCGACAAACTTCCCGATCCACGTATTTTTAGCTAGATCGTAGAGAGATCGAACAATTCCGTCTACTGCATCGGTAACTTTCTCTTTTAGACCGTCAAATGCTTTCCCTAAATAGAAAGTACCTATCGTCCAGACATCTTTAAGGAACTGGATTGAATTGGAAACGAGTTGTGTTTTTTGTTCAAGTACATAAAACACGGCTACTACTGCCGTTACTCCTGCCACAATTAATCCAAACTGAGGAACTAAGGTTGCAACTGCTGAAGCTATCCCTGTGAAAATAGTGCCTACCGTACCGCCCATTGCAGACAGTTTCGCTAGACCCATTGCGATCTTCACTGACCCAATTGTAAGGACTTCCATCCCTGCACCAAGGATAGGCGCAATAAAACGAAGTGCAGCTAAAGAGGTTAAGAGTGTTCCAGCACCTACAGCCGCCAGAGCCATAGCAGAGGCAAAATAAATAATCGGAGATGGCAATTTAGAAATAGCAACTCCCAATACTGAAATTGCCTTTATAAACGGGGTAAAAATTGTAGCAAATGCCTTACCGAATGTCAATTTAAGAGATTCTACCGCGTCATTGAATCTCCTGACTGCACCGCCCCACCCTGCATCCATCATGTCAGCCGCTTCTTTTGCGTATCCCTGAGATTGGAGTAGAGTCTGGTTCATATTGCGAATTGCACCAGTTCCTATATTCATCATAGCCAGGATACCTGGACCTGCCCGCATCCCGAATACCTGCATGACATCTCCGGCAGTCATTCCGGATTGGCTTAGAATATCAATTATCTGGGCAAAGTTGTGAGTTTTTGGACTGATGGAATCCAATGTAATCCCGTAAGATGCCAGGATTCCTGATGCTTTTTGAGTTGGAGATAACAACCTGCTTATTGCGTTTCTTAAAACAGTTCCAGCCATACTGCTTTTAATTCCAGCATTGGAAAGAAGACCTGCTGCACTTGCAGTCTCTTCCAAGCTCCAGCCCACCTGATAGGCGAGCGGGGCAACGTATTTCATTGCATTTCCTAGCTGAGTGACATCAGTGTTTGTTGCATTGGCAGCTTTCGCGAGAACATCTGAAACTCTTGCGGTGTCATCAGCCTCTATCTGAAAACCATTCATGATGTTACTCATGATGTCAGCCGTTGTTGTTAAATCAGTCATCGAAGCTCTGGCTAAGTCAAGTGTTGCAGGAATCGAAGCCATAATTTCGTTAGCATCAAATCCAGCCTGACCTAGCAGAGTCATAGCTTCGGCAGCATCTTGAGCAGTAAAAGAGGTAGTAGCTCCCATTTCGCGAGCTTTTGCAGTCAAAGCGTCAAATGTAGCTCCTGTAGACTCAGTGACAGCAGCTACTTTTCTCATCTGGTCGTCAAACGTCATGAAAACGCTTGTTGCGTCCTGTATAGCGTTCTTCAGCTTGTATGTGAAGATCGCTACCATTGCCGTACCGATGAACCTGATCTGCTTATAAACCTGATTTCCCATTGTTACAATTCCTTGAAGAGAGGATTGTACGGAAGTGGAAAAAGAGGCGATAGCAGATTTAGCACCCGATAAAGACGAGGAAATTTTAGAGCTTAAATTCGGGAATAACTTACTGAACGTATTTGTAAGGACATTCCCTGTAGATTTGGTCTGTGATTCTAATCCTTTTAGAGCATTTCCAAATGAACTTTGGATAGCTGGACCTGCTTGCTGGAAAGACTTCTGAACATTATTGACCTGATTAGTGAGCGCGTTTAATTCTTGTCCTGCATCGTTTTGAATGGTAAATCTGCCGGATACCGTAAAGTCAGCGTCACCCATCAAACAACACCCCTATGTGTTTCTAGTGCGATTTGACTCTTAGAGGCTACACTAATTAGGTGAAACATTGTATTCTCCGTTTTTCATTTACAGGCTTCTATCCACCTGCGTTCAAGTTCTTCAACACTCATCTGAGATTCGCTATCTTCTTTAGCAAATTCAGGAAGGAAATCGTCTACAGACCATAATTTTTTATCTTTTCGTTGAGCATGTGGAGCATTTGCAACCCATGTTAAAATTTCTGCATGTTGAACAGCTTCATATTTCAGTTTTTCATATCCGATTGTAATCATAGAATATGTTTCAGCAGGAGTGTAATCCCAAAAATCAATGAAATTCACACCACATAACCGAAACAGTGCTTTTTGCTCAATGTCGATTAACTCTTCGATTGTCTTGGGGGCTTCGTTTTCGTTTCCCCCGTCTGATTTCCCTCTACAACAAGAGCACTCATCATAGCGGTAATAATCAATTCGGTAAGCTCAGTAAGTACATGGTCTTCCATATATTCATTCATAAGTTCAGTTGCTTCTTCTATGGATGAGTCCTTATCTTTCCGATTAAGACCAAACATTAGAATTGTAGGGTAATCAGTATCAATATCAAGAGAAACTGCTCTAATTTTCCAGAAATTATCAAATTCCTCTAATGTCTTGATGCCGTAAGCTTTCCTGAATTGGTTAAAATTCTTCCAATTAAATAAAAGAGAAGAGTTCCCTGTAAAGGGAACTTCGCGTGATACCATTTTTTAATCTTCTCCTGATGCTTCTCTGCTCACTATCAGTCTGTACGTAGTTGATACCGATCCTGATTTACGCACATTTACAGATATCTGTGTAACTCCTCCCTCCAGAAGGTTGATGTTTCCCGAAGCCACCCCACTCGTCACAGCCTTACCGTTTACATATATAGTAGCTCCTTCACTCGTTGGAGTCACAGTACAGGTACTTGTGTCGGGCAGTGCTGTAATTGTATAGGTGTAAGTGTCTGGTGCAAATGTTGGTGGGAACAGAGTGCCTGCTGTAGTGGTAAGAGCAGACAACTTAACGAGTGTAGAACTCCTGCTCGGAGATCCGGATACTTTCACTTTACATGAAAACGCACCTGCTCCGTTATCTTCAATGATGTCGAATGTTTTGATAGCTGCGTTAAACTCGATTGTACTCCCTGATGGAAATGCTAGTGCAAAGTGTCCGTTTGCTCCGTTTGCTGCATCTTCGGCTAGATATCCCTGACCGGTATCAGACGGGACATCGTTCCCGATAAATTCAATCTCATTTCCTTCTTTCATCCCTGGAATAAATTCTTTGATGTTTCCAGAGTCCTGGGAAGTAACATCAATGTCCTCGGCGGTGAACTGTGGGGCAGGTACAACTTTAACTTCTGCTACAGTTGCAGACTGTCCGGACGAATTTGTGTATGTGACAACAATGGATTGCCACGCATACGCTTGTGTGCTCATTTCGTTTTTCCTCGGTGGTTTTGTGGTGTTTTTATTCTGTCAGTGTTGCTGAAAAATTGATTGAATATTCGTAATACCCAGAATTAGTCTTACGAACAAACAACGGGGGCGATTTCCCGTATATATCAATAAAATGTGTAGTGCCCAAAGTAAAATCTGCTTTTTTCCGAAGCAGATTAAAGATATCTACTGAGGAATTGAGTGCGGTCTGGTGATCTGAGTTTCTTACTAATATCTGAAAGTCTGGTGTAATTGGGTCAGGTTCTCCGGTTTTGATGTCGTGTTTATCTGGACCAGCGTAAGTAGTTAGGAATATGGCATTTCCGACCGTATCGTAATATCCAGCTATTTGAATTGAAATGCCTGAAGCGTTATATCCTACTGTGCCAAATCCTCCGGTCTGTAAGTAGGTGGCTAAATCGGATAGATACGTTTTTAAGGTCATACTGCTTCCCTCGCTGCGTTTTTAACATTTTGGATTAGTTTCTGTTCGTTTAACCGGATCGGAACTTCGAGATATTTCCATTGAGCCATTGGTGGGTTATGGTGAGCATAGGGGATTTCGTGAACAATCCTTGCGTAGTTTGCCTCTTCGCTTCCGTATGAAATTTCTCTAGTATGTTCGTCGTGAGTATCTACAATCAATTCATCTTTAGCTGTTGATTTTAGCAAGCCTGTAGCTACAGGACAGTATGTTTCTGTGGATTGCAGGTATATTTCATGAACTGATTCATCAAGAGCCTGGCACGATGCAAGCCAAGCCGCTTCAAACGCTGATTGTATTTGAGTAGAAATGTTTGTAGATCCACCTGAACGCACTGGCAAGTATTTTTTACTCATAATGTCCCCTCGCCTGGTCTTACTCTACCGACATAAACTTCTTTATACAGGACAACGCCTGCTTCCTCATCGTAAGCGTCACCTATACTCCCAATGTAAGGATTAGAGCCATCTGGCATGGTGATCTTGGAATTATAAGCCAGTGTTGTAGAAGGAGGTAGAGCTATCCACCCCGAAGTAATAAACTCGTTTCCTCTAAAGTCCTTGATATTTCTCTGCACATAATCTATACAGGCAGGAGTCACTACTCCGGTTCCGTAAGTTCTTTTTCCGTAAACATCTTCGGAATTGCAGGGTGCTATAGTTACTGACCGAGTGTAATTCATTTCAAAGAGCGTCAGAGTAATCCCCCCACTGAGTAACTGTTGTACTGTCCAAGCCTTTTATAAGGGAATCGCAACGAGCAACGCCTGAAACACTCACTGCTGAATTCTGTGGATTTTTGTATTCAACAATCATCTGTAAGGCAAGATCCATCCACCTAGAAGTACTTGTTATTCCTTTTACCCTCCATCGAACATCTTTTACAGTTTTATCAGTGACTTGTGGGGTTCTGTTTTCCCATGCATCTAAAATTATATATGCGGTAAATAAATCAAGTTCGTTGCTTGTAAACCCTGGATTCAACCGTGTGACTCTTTCAGATGTCAATGAGGTCAAGAGTGAAAGTTGGGCATCTGTCATATTGTCAGTAGATGTACTTCCAACTCTGTAGTTCGAAACAGTTTCAATAACATCTGCTAAAGCCATGTTCACACCTGGTTTACAATAATCTGTAGTATGTCTCCTGCTGCAATCGAATTGTTATCATATGTGAATGTTATGACTCCACTCGATACACTAATTGTATGTTTGATCGGGATTTCACAGGAATATATTACATCCCCTGTCGTGAGGTCACGTATTGAGATTATCTGCTCCTCGGTTATCGTGTTGTATGGGCTTGAAAGAGTAATTGTATTTGCAGCAGCACTTAACTCATAATAGGTACGGGGAATTATTTTTTCCGCGCCACTCCCTCCTGAAATTTCATGTACGGTTTCAACTTCTATCGCAACCGGTATCATTGCAGTTCCAGAAACGTTCAACCATACCGAGCCATACTGAGTAATATTCCCATGCGGAATTAGAATTTTCCACATTCCGGCTGATGAATCCCAGGTTATTACAGGGGGGGTAATTGCCTCCCCCTCTTTTTTATATTCAGACCAGACAATCACAAGATTTTCAATATCAAGGGAGTCTCCTTCTGACTCCCCTAATAAAATTGATTGTGCGCCTGTATCGGGATCTATACCGCCTAATCGAGTCATTACATACTGATCAGTACCATCTCTGTAGATTTTTTGGGTCATGCTGTCACCCATATCGAAACATACATTGAACTGAGATAGCTGAAAACCCAATTGAACCATGCTACAGGATCAGAGGCGAATGCAGGAGCCGAAACTGTGATGTAATCAGTTTTGACCGTTGAGAAGTTGCCATATTCATTTTGAACTGTTAGATTTACCGTGTAAGTTCCTGCTTTTCCGTAGGTGTGTGCAGGATTTCGTTGAGTGGAGTCTATGATACCGTCATTTTCGAAGTCCCACATATAGGATATCGAGTCTGAGGTCGATGAGAACTTCACCGCGTATGGTACTGAACCGGATTCGCCCGATGATGAGAAATCGGACTCAACTGATCTGAATTCTGAAATATATGCCGCCGTTTCAGAATCGGAGTATTTTCTATTTTGGACGATGGTGTTGATTTCGTCTTCGGTGAGAGCAACATTTGATATCGTTGCATCATCTATTGTGCCATTCCAATACTTACTTCCTGCCCCCGTAGAATACATTCCTATTTTGAGATTAGATACGGTTGCACTTACATTTGTTACAGAGGTTGATCTTTTTGATGCGACTGGTTGTCCATCTAAATACAAAATCATCAGTCCATTGTCAAAAGTTGCAAACACTGAATAGGTTTTATTATACACGCCTGCATACGTTTGAGAATATGATACAATGTCGTATGACGTATCCTCGTCGGATACCTTGAATTCCCATCTGTTTGCTGACGGGCTATATCCTAGATAATACCCGTTGTATGGAGCACTCCATTCCATTCGTCCCTTGTTGATTATGGCACACGCTGCTGTATCAGATGCCCCCATATATTTTACAGTCGAGCCGATGGAAAACTGTGTTGTGAATTGGGATTCGAGATTATTTCCGAGATCAACGTTGTCGCCAATCCCATCAAATGAAAGTAACGAGTCTGATGACCATTCGCTGTCTGTGTTCGGTATGCGAACAGCACCGGTTATGACTCCGTTTTCGTTTCCTATCAGATCGTGTAATGTCGCTTCGTCTGCCTCATCCATGTTCCAATATCCGACAACCCTCTGCGTAGTTGGTATCGTGGAAAATGTATTATCGTAATTAGAGGACGATTCAGAATCTTGATTCCCATAGTAGACATAGAGATCTTGCCCGTTTGCAGGGATTCTTTGAGATACCAAGTTGCGGGTATATTGATACAGATATGCATGACCGTATCCAGTATACCACAAGTCTGTACGTCCTGCGACATGATTTAAATGAGATTCTAGGTTTTCATGCACTATACCTGGAGGATGGAAGTACATTGTATAGATACCACCCGCATCCACAACCGAATCAAACGTGCTATTCCACGCATCAACGCTGGTGAATGTGGTTGCATATGGCACCAAGGCAGGATCATCTAATTCCAGCGTGATCCCTGAACGACCATATAGACCGTTAACATCATCGAACCGGGAATAATAATTATAATTTCGGAAGACATTTCGGTCACATAAATAATTATATTCTCCAAGCTTTTGACGTACCGTTGCATCACTTGCCCCGCCAGGCTCAATCCAGAGATATAAATATTCATTTTCTCCCTTTCGATTTAATTCAGGGAATACTAAATTCGTGGTAATGTCGTCTTTGCTTCCACCTATTTCTGAATCATAATCATCGTATGGGATTGTTTGGTGAGTCCTCGAATGTGATGCAGGCTCGATATATCCGTTATTAATAATCGACTGCATATCAGCCCATGCCGCAGGTGTCATATTAATTCCACCCGTTTTGGTCATGATACCGGCGGTTAGCCACAAGTTTCGACTGTTGAACATTGTTGCAATTGCAGAAAAGTTAGAATCAAGCCCCACCGAATCGTCACATGTGGCAGTTACAACCGCTTTGCGGTTATCATAATACTTTGCAGTTTTTATATATTTACCAACTTGTGCCGAATTTGAATCTACAATTTTGAGATACAGATTATTAGATTCTGAACCAAAAGCGGCTGACACATATGCGGTATTGTTGGGATAGTCAAAACGCACTGCTTCAATCCCATTGAAATAATCGCTACTTGTTTTTTCGAGTAATTGTGTCCACTCTGCGCTTTGGTTGTATTGTTTATATGCAGATAGTCCGGTTGAACCTACTGGTATACTAAAAACATATGTAACTGGATAGGATAACCCAAAGTCATTATGAGCAGCGGAGGACGTGCTGAACTGAAATAACTCTGGTGGTGTGGACTGAGTTATCGTTGATACATTTGTCCATACACTAGCTGTTTTCGAGACATCATTCCATTTTTCAATCCAAAACGGGACTGGCGTGACCGAATCCGAACCAACTAAGATAAGATCTGTTCCGCCTGGTAATATTTTATCGAAATCTACATAATTTGGAGCAGTCGGGTCAGACCCCTGTAAAATTATATTTATTTGGTAGTCACTTAAATTTTGAGCATTGTTATCAACGGTAACTTTGGAACTGTAATCCCAATTTGGCAACCACGCCGCAGACGTGGTACTCACAAAACATGCAATTATCAAGAGAAATAGAACTGTCATTTTTATTATTTTCATACTACTACACCACCCAAACTAAAATAATATCCGTCACAATATTCACTCATATTTTTAACTTCTATATAAGCAGCACTCGCAACAGAGCACATGAGCAGTATTCCCAACAGAGAAAACAATAATATTTTATTAATCTCAAAATGTAACAATTTAGATTTCATCATATCGCCCCATATACTTTTAAGAATTGTGCAAGAGATCCATTGGAAAACACATCAAAAACTTTTGGAATATTAGAAAGTTTAAATTCACTGAAATAAGAATCAGGAAAGTACGCAGTATCAAAGTAAGCAGTAT